CAACCACAACGCCTTTATATGTTACTGGTGTCATTTTACAAATATACTGGTTTAATCGTTACCATGCAAGTTACTACATTCATTGTAGTACTGCGGAAACCCACTCATCAGCTTTGCTGTGGGTGGGAGGAAAGCAGCCAACCCCTTAATTAATGCAAATATACTAAATTATTCTGAAATATACAAGCCCTTTCTATTTTTTTACTGTATTTATATAATGTAATAGATTAAAAGAAGTTAATGATAACGTATAATGCTAAAATAAAACCAGTCAATAGTGGAGATGATAACCTATTAATGTTGCTGTTGGAACAGCAACGCATATTGGTTAATAAGGCTTCAAAATTGCAATTCGGTGACCTTAAAGGTCTTAGTAATATTAAATCACTTCACAATGAATTCTATTATAAAGTTAGAGGTGAATACCCTGACGTTCCGTCACAGGTGGTTATTAAATCGGAACAAGAATGTCTCGCAACTTATAAAACCATACGGTCTAATAAACATAAATTATCTAAACCATTTGTTAAACATAATCTATCACTTAGGTTAGATAAGAGAATTTATTCTAGAACCAAAGATAAGTATATCATTAATATCATCACCACCGATAAACGTAAGTTATTTAGGATAGAGAATTATCCTAAATTAGATGAACTTATGAAACAATACGATTATTCAGACCCATTAATATTTGTTAGGGATGGTGAGTTTTACATCTCACTCACGTTCGATGTAACACCTAAAGAAAAACAAAGGATGAATTTATGTCTAGGTGTTGATTTAGGTATTAGAAGAGTGGCAACATGTTCCGATGGTAGACTTATCATAGATAAAAAGTTTAATAAAGAAAAACGTAAACTACGTTACCTTAAGAGATGTTTACAATCTAAAGGCACTAAAAGTGCTAAAAAACGTTTAAAAAAGATAAGAAGGAAAGAAAGAAATAAAAATAAGAACCAAACACATTTGGTTGCTAATGAAATATTAAAGACAAATGCTAATATTATTTCTTTAGAAAATCTAAAAGGAATCAAAGCAAAAAAGTATAAGAATCAAAATAAAAATGGTATAAGTCAAGTCCCCCTCTTTGAGTTAAGAAGGATATTGACCTATAAGGCTGAGAATATGGGAAAACATATTTGTTTAGTTTCACCAGCATATACATCACAGATAGACTCCGTAACGGGCATAAAAGAGGGTACCCGAAAGGGGATTAGATTTTACGCTAAAAGTGGTGTCGTGTATGATGCAGACATAAATGCTGCAATTAATATAGCTCGAAGGAGCAAACACCCCATCTCGCAAGGAAGCTTGCTTGATGGGCAGGGTGTTGTCAACCACCCAATCGCATGTCAGTCACCGCAAGGTGCCTTGCAAGCCCATTCATCGCTTTAGCGTGGATGGGTGGTTGACATTAAAACTTTATTGTAAACAAACTAATGAAATGATAAGAATAAGCAATTTAATTGACGAGCTAGAAGCTTTTAAAGAGTTAAACGGTGACCTGATTGTAGTATCCAAAGAAGATGGTTTCGGTGGGTACGCTATTTGTGCATCTGCTGGTATTTGTGAGGAAACAGAAAATGTTGGTGGTTACGAGGTAGCCCATGGTGGCGAGGGTGGTATGGTAACCGATGAAATGATTACTGAGTTATTCCCAGATTGGGATGGTGACCATGATAGGTTGGATGCTGAAGACCCACAAGTTTCGGTTGCAGTATTGGCAGTTGGTAACATGATATGCTCAACGTAACCATAAAACCATTTAGGATTGTAATTAGGGTCATACACCCTTATCGCCCCAAGCGATATTATCCATTACGACAATAATTTAAGTAGTTGTTCAAGGTCTGCATCTCTACTCAGTTCATCACGATATGTGATTGATTCATGACTAACCGTGTCGGTACCAGTCGTGAATTCAATTGAAAACCCACCGATATCACCCTTAACTGGGGCTATAGTAGGTGTTTCTGAAATGAGTTGTTTGTGGCTATTAGCCAGTGAATTATTAATGAACGTCTTTTTCATTGGGTTTAGTTTAAAAAGTAAGATTCGTCACCGAATACACATTCTGAAATATCGTTTTCTTTACCTGCAATTGAAATCTCTAAGGCTGTGAGATTGTGTGTAACAATCGCCCTCATCTTAGTTAAGAGGTCAGCTTTGTGATTGCCAACATAAATGGTTATACCACTTACCGTACATTCATCCAAATTACGCTTACTGATAGTGTCGAACAATAACAATCGTTCGTAATAATTGTATAGGATTCCAAGTGGATACTCGTCCCATTCTTCACTCTCGTGCAATTTCGCCCATAACCATTGTTGTTTCATAGAACAAATATAAGCATTTAATTTGAGTTATACAACTTTTAGGTAAAAAAAAAGCTCACACCATTAGATGTAAGCATTTTCCAATTGTTGTATCTTTATCTTTTGTGCTTAGTAATCACCTTTTTTAATGTTCGTATGAACTTCTTTCTGCAAGTTATCCAAGATGGAAATCAATTTACTCATGTCAACCTTGGTGAATGCGTATGTACCGCCAGAGTCATTAGGTTCTTGCAAAAGCATCTTTCTGAACTTACTTCTCATTGTAGCATTCTTACTGCCCCACAATAGATTAATTACGCCAGCGTGATTAATAAGGTCATTCTTAAGGATACCGTTAACCCTATCATAGTCACCATCAGATGCCATTTCCTCACCATCACTATTAGTTTCACCCTCTTCAGGCGCTTTAGGTTCTTCGGTTATCCCGAACCCTTCTCTCAGTACACTTTTGATGAAATTCTTGTCGTTTGCCATTTTAGTCGTATTATACGCATATAAATATGAAACAAACTGGTAAAACTCACTCTACTGGTGGGAACTTCTCTTTGGGTATATACTTGTTTTCTATGTTAACCCAGATACCACCCTCTTGACCACCAAACCAACCAAAGCTAACGTCATCGAAAACCTTCTCAAATTCAATGTCATCCCAATCTAATGGAATCTCAATTGCGTATGATTCGTTAGGGAATCTAACAGGTACTTGTTCTTTCTTAACCATTTACGTATAAATAATCTGCGATATGAGGCATTTTCCTTTCAATGGTTCTCAATGCTCTCGCTTCAATTTGTCTTACTCGTTCTCTTGATATGTTCACGTTAGGTAGTTTACCACACTCAGCTAAAGTCAACGCAGGTTCACCATCCAAACCAAATCGTTTGACCAGTACCACCCTATCGATTTCATTAAGTGAATTCAACACCTTAGCAACCATTTCGGTGGTATCATTCTCAACCAATAATGAATCAGCACCACCAAATGAATCATCGGCAATCACGTCATACATTGACCCAGTACCATCACCCAAATCCAATGGTTTATCCATTGATGAAACCTTCAATTGGGCTATATCATTCAAGTTCTCCAAAGAGTCTCTACTATCCTCAACAGTCTCACCAATAAGGTCTTCATAGGTTACTGCCCTACTTAACTCTTGTTCTACCAGAGCCAAACGCTTATTAACCCTTGCAATAGCATCACGCTTATTAATTGGTATACGGATGGTTGTAGATGTATTACCCAAGAAACTCATAATATTTCGTCTTACCCACCATACAGCATATGATATGAATCTGTTACCTTTGGTTGGGTCAAAGCGTTTAGCCGCTTCTATAAGACCGATGTTACCTTCGTTTATTAAATCACCCAATGAAACCCCTTCTCTAAGATAAGATTTAGCAACACTTACTACAAAACGTAGATTACGGTTCACCAACTCATCTTGAGCGCCCACATCACCTTCCATAGCTCTCACAGCAACCTCGTATTCAGCATCTGCTGATTCGAACATCCCAACGTTCGAGATGTCTGCAAGGTACTTGTTTATAGAGCCAGTGCTTCTGTCAGTATACCGATTAGTTACTTTAAATGGGGTTAATTTCACGTACTTTGGTTTTGAGTAGTTTAATATTAATGAAACGATTATAAATGTAAAGTTAGAATATCAACCCAATCAGGAATCCAATCACCAACCCTATTACAACATACCTAACGCTAAGATAAGCGTTAGGTATCTTTTTTTCTTCAATTAAAAGTAAAGCTCCGTAAATTCGCTTGGAAGTTGAACCGATTAATACTTTATTGATAGGACCGTGAGCATCTATAGATTGCTTCAACGCTCCGTTGATTCTCTTTAATTCCAGACTCTTATCACGTTTGCATTTACCAATGGTATCTAAGTTGTCCTGTTCATAGATATCCACCAAGTCCAATATTGCATCAACATCCTCTATTTCTTCAGGTAAAATACCCTTCAACCCATCTTCTAATTTCCCTCTTCTCGTCTTAACTTTATCGAACATATATGTAAATACTCACTCATTTCGTTAACTCGATGTATCGCTCTGTGAATCTTCGTTTAGCCTCTTCTTGTGACCAAACCTCAAAGATGTCAGCACCCATCATAATGGACTTAAATTCAACCCTTAGCATAAGCGCATCTACAACTTTGACTTGCTTATCCAATGGGTGTGAAATATTATATTTCTTGGATATAACATCCATCATCGTTTCCTCTAATGCTTCGTAATCTGGCAATAGATTCTTCAATGGTTTTGGTATGTCCAACATGTATGCTTCAGAAGCATCATGCATCAGCGCCTCCAACTCATAAGGTTCACTTACCAGATGGGAACAGAGAACACTGTGTTGGGCTACCGAATAAAACTTAGGTAAGTGACCACCAAATCGACACTGCATACTCAAAGCATGCGAAATGTCTTCAATACATATGTCGTCAGGGTTAATGTCTGTGAAGTTGATGTACTTACCAGTTGAGGTCATTATAGACCCCTTCTTCATTAATAGATTGTCCAGATATTCTTGTTCTCTGGTTTCTATTACAGTGTCAATCGTATCCATTATTGCATCTATGTCAGTCATATTTTTTTTATATAACGGAGCGTAAAACCCACCCATCTTCAGTGGTTGGGTAGTTCACTCGTTCATATTAACCATATGCTTCTCAATCTTACCATTAACGTAGTATAAGCCACCACCAATTAAACATATGGAACCAAGTACCCCAATGACCCAACTAGGACTTGAGAAATATTCAGATAATATTGCGGCACCAATCATAAGGATACCACCAACCACAAAGGCTACCCATTGTGGTACCTTGTTGAAGAACCTCATTAACCACATTCTCTTCTCAATTAGATGAACCGATGTCAGTGCGTCCTCTAAATCTGTACCATATGCTGGAGTAGTGTGGATAGTCCCATCTACTTCCATAATATCAATTGCGTACTTCCAATACTTTGGGTACCTCTTACTCTTTTTAAGACGCTCAGTTTTGACCGCCATCCTCTTATTTTTCATTACTTCTTATTCGGCTTTAATATTATAGTACATTTCCTACCTTCAAATTTTGGCATACTCTCTGGCACACCTTCACCCTCAACTGCTACTGATAATCTCAGCAACATCGCTTCACCCTTATCCTTGTAATCTAACTCACGACCTTTGAAGAATACAAAGGCTTTCACCTTATGTCCCTTACTAAGGAAACTCTTTACATGCCTCAACTTAAAGTCAAAATCATGGTCATCGGTATTTGGTGTATACCGCATTTCCTTGATTGGCTTTGGTTTGGGTTGAGATGGTTTCTTACTTGCATCGAATAGGAACTTATTATAGTCCATAATCTTACAGATGTAGGGTTCCGATTTCTCGTTCACTAACACCAAGTCCAGACCTAACTTCATGGAAAGCTCTTTAGCTTCCTCTAAGGTAACTACTTTACCTGCATCAACGTTATCACCAACTAACCTAACCTCACTACATCGGATTTGGTTGTTAAGCTTATTCTTCTTTTGTATTTCTCTTCGCTTATTAGCCATTATTCTACAAAACTACCACAAAATTTTATTGGTTGCAACAATTTATCCATATACAACTCTTTTAATGCTAATACTTGTGGGTAATGTAAGAACAATTTAGCCTTCTTAATCGGTACCCAACCAAATGCGTCTACTTCAGGGAAATTTCCTCGCTCTTTAGGTACATTCGAATTACACCTCAACTTAAACTCACTGAAATCAATGTCAGGATTGTCTCGTTGTAGTACCGCAAATGAACATAGTTTCTTCTTACCATGCTTGTATCTCTGCGGTGTTAACTCTCTAACTACCAAGTTGTTGATGTCGAAATTGATGTTGCATTCCTCATACGTTTCTCGTATGGCTGCTTCCAGTTCAGTTTCACCTTCATCTAACACACCCTTTGGTATTGACCAGAAATCAATAGCGTGATAGGTAGGGTGCAAGCACACCACCTCATCCTCGTCATTGATAACGAATAAACCACATGTTCTCACTATCGCCATTATGCGTCTTCTAATACACCTTCTGGTTCAAACATTAAAGCAAGTTCTTTAACTTCCATTTTACTTCCAAGACCCACCTGAGCCAAACCAAAATGGCGGTCACGCTTTGCGTTATCGTCAAGCATATAAATTCTAGCTTTTGGATTGTACTCAGATAACAATTCAATCATTTCTTCTACTCTTACAAATGTTACGTCTTTTTTACTCATCTTGTTTAATTTTTATGTTGATTATTTATTTGCTTGTTCGTTTGTGCATAATCGGTCTACGTATAGACTAACCGTTTCACAAGTTTCTTTAGTCACACCTTCCGAACTACCGTAGCTTAGTGTAAACTCTTCTTGTCGGCAATGCGCTACAACTGAAATTTCAGCGCCCCTTATCCTTTAACTTCTGAAGAGACTCTTTGGTTTTATCGATTCTCACTTAAACGTTGTAAACTCACCTTCCGAATTATAAAAAATGTGTTGCGCTTTCTCATTTTTATGGATGATAACATCACTATGTGCCCAGGTGCTTATTCCGTTGTTATATCCCATTCTTAATGCAGTATTGCAACCAACGGCTAAAGCCCCATCGAACCTTGCTGGCGAGTGAGAGTGTGCGGTAATGACTTTGGAGTTTAGTCGTTTGTATTGCTGTATCCCACCTCTAGAACCATTAACACCATCCATTCCATGAATGCCTAATTCCCAACCACCTAATTTAAAACTCTCGTTTCTACCCAGACATTTAATATTACCAAACCTATCATTAATGATGTATGGTATTACCCCGTTTTCAGCCTCACCCTCTAAAAGTATTTTAGCGTACCTCATATACTCTAACGCATTTTTAACATTCTTTTTGGGGTCACCGTTGATAATAAATCTGGTCAGAAAGTCATCGTGGTTTGAAAAAACAATCACGATATTAAGGTGTTTAATGGTACCCAACCAACTCATTAAATTATCAATTTCGACCTTTAAAGAATTTGTACAATTCACCTCATTTTGATATTGTCTAACGAAATTTTTAGATTCGTGATGGTTTATACTATAACCATCAAACACATCGTGTAATATAATTTTTCTTGGATTTATTTTAGGGACTAATTTTTTGAATGACGACTTCAAAATTTTTGGGTCATGATTACCGTAGTGAATATCACCCTTAACTAATGCCAAACATTCTTTAATCTTAGTAACCTTACCTTCATTGACCTCATAATACAAATCGATAAAATTACCAGTCTTATCCTCAGCCGTTACTTGTCTGATAAAAAATTCTTCTTTATTTTTGACCTCCACAACTACGAAACCTAATGTATGGTGGAATTCACCTTTCTTACCCGCCTTGCTGTCTGTATAGTTCTTAACCGTACACGCACCAGTTGTCATCATAATTCTAGGTTTGGTTGAATCTAAAACGGGTAACGTTTTTAGGTGAACTCTTGGGTGTCCCACAATTCCAGACTCTCCAGTCGTTAACGACTCTAATGAGGTTAATGGATTCACAGCCGTTGGTTGTGTCTTAACATCAGATAAGATTGATAAATACTTATGTAGGTTGTGTCTGTTGGCATCCAGATATGGAACCAACCTAGAATGCCAAGATTCCGTAGCTTTTATTTTAGCTGATGTTTTTAAGCTATTCGGGCTTTTGTATCTACCAGCAATAACGTGAATATCAGCGCCAAGTTCCTTGGCATAAGCTTCCAAATTGTCAATGAACTGCTCATGTGGTTGCGTATCGCATTGACCCCATGTAATGAGAAAGCGTTTAACCTTCTTGTTAATCTTCTTTTTCTTGGCTGCTTCATATTGTGGTGAAACAGGTTCCTTAGTTTTGGACAAACCTAATTTGACTAACCATTTTCTTGTAGTCCTTTCGGTTATATCAGCAAACGCTTTAATCGTATCGATTCTCTCGTCCCAAGACATATCACCAGTGGTGAACACCTCTGTAATGTACTGAATTTGCTCTTCAGTTAATTTTTTAAACCTCATGTTGTTGTTGTTGTTGTATTGTTATGTCCGAAGACTAATGAAGCAAACATACCGAATAGTTTTGGTAATTGCAACATTATATGCGGTTTCACCCCATAACCGTATCGTATGAGCCTAACTTCTCTTTCATGTTTGCCCTAGCTTTGAACAAATTGGACTTCGTACTACCTTTGTGAGTACCCAATTCATTAGCAATTTCTTTTACGGGCATCTCATCAAGGTAATACATTTTGAATACCTTCTGATATACTGGTGATAAGTTATTAATCGCTTTATGTAACTTATCCCAAACCAAATTTGGGTCATAAAGTATACCATCCTCGTCATCATCATCCGCTTCTTGGGGTGCTATTAATCTGTCAAGTGGGGTTAAATAGTCACCCTCACCCCCAAACTCACTGTCAAGATATACAAATCGTTTTACCTTAGAACCACTTGACCTAAGCCAATCGATGCAACCGTTCCTAACGGTTAGTTTTGCATAAGCAATTAACGCTTTGTGGTGAATTTTATCAAGTCTTTTGAGTATCTTGATATTTGCGTCCTGTATCATCTCACTCACGATAATATTATTACCAAAGTAGTATCTAGCTATTGGTAGCATAACAGTACGTAACTTATGATACATTTCAGTTTGTGCGCTTAAATCACCATTGTGGGCTTTATCCACCAATTCCTTTGTAAACAAATAGTCCTTCATCCTAGTTCCCCAATTTCTCCTGTATTCTTCTTAAACTTATGTGATAATCTTCAGCAATAATAACCTTGGCAATCTCTTCTGCTATGGTCAACGTTTTAAACTTAACGTGGTCTGGTGCTACCAATGAAGTAGAACCCATGATAAGTTTGAGTGGTGATTTCGCAATATTTTCAACTGCGTTACCACTACCCACGATGTGGGTTACGATACCTTCACACCCAATAGCACCATTAGCCATGACAGCTTCTGCCGCTTTACACAACGTACCACCTGTGTCAAGAAGGTCATCTAAAAAGATGACGTACATTCCCTCAACATCGCCGATAATTCTCATCTCGGCAACCTCGTTATCCTTAACCCTTGTCTTATGGGCAAATACCAACGGTATATCAATCTTATGATTTCTCAATAGGCTTCCAGCCATCTTCTCCAATCGTTTACCACCACCTGCATCAGCAGATGCCAGTACTATATTACCCTTATGCTCTTTAGCAATGTCACCAATATAGTTGGTGAATAGGTATTGACCTTTAATGTTGGTTACTGGAATCTCGAAGAACCCCTCAATTTGCTCGGCATGTAACTCCAAAGTGATAACCTTGGTAGCGCCCACCATTTCCAGAATTCTAGCAAACACCTTGGCACCGATAGCGCCACGATGTTGGTCTTTCTTATCCTGTCTAGCATATGGGAAATATGGAAGGATTGGTATCACTTCCTTGGCTGATGCCCTACGAGCCGCATCAATGGCGAACTCTAGTTTCTCTCTTTCTTCGGCAGTATTGGGTGAACTCAAAAGGTAAACTCGTTTACCCCTAACGGTATCAGCGAAATCAACATTCACCTCACCATCTTTGAACACCCTATTGTTCATCTGCCCTTTATCAATCTCTTTCAAGTTTGTTCTGATAAAGTTAACAACCTCATCACGTAAGGCTAGGTTTCCATCTACAGAAAAAATAATTGATTTATTGTCCATCTACCGTTTTTAATTCACCACAAATATACGGGATTTGTTTGAGATAACCAAACTTATTATCTATTTAATAACGAATCTATTTTCTTATGGTGCTCACAGGTGAATCCCCATTCCTCACCCTCTGGTGCTGGGTACTTTTCTTGAAGGAATTTCTTGTATTCAGACCATTCCTTAGTAATATCAAAAAACAATCCATTCCAGATTGAGTCTGTGTAACTCTCAATGGTTTCTTGGTCTGTGGTTCGCACACTAGCCAACAAATATGCAACCATTTCGGTAAGTTGGTCTCTTAGTGGGTTTCGTCTTCGCTCACCCTATCTTTCTAACTGTGTATTTCCAACCAGAATCTGAATTAGCTTCAAACATGGCAGCAGTTTTGATAGCCGATGTCTCATCTTCAAACTCCATGATTTCACTCACGTTATTAACTATAATCGTTGGGATTGTTATATTTTTGGAATTGATGTAATCCTTTACTATTACGTATGATGTTTTTCTCTTAGACATTTGATTCTTGTACGTTTGATGTTGGGTCGTAGGTGTCAGTTGTTTTAGCTGCCGCTATCGAAACCCATTTTTGTATGATTTCATTCTGTATGTCATCATCTATGTTATCCCACTCTTGTCTTAAACCTCGTCTGTCAGTAAAGTCAGCCATAATTTCAAATACAATAGCTTCTGCGGCGGCTACACCAATGCCACCACTACCATATGCGTAATACTTACTCTTTAAGTCCATTAGTCAACTAATTTTCTGGTGTATATGTCGTCTGCCTTTGGTGTGTACTTCTTCCAACTACCTCTACGGATATGGAAACGTCTCTTGTAGTGACCAGTTTCAAACGTAGCCAACCCTAAGATAATCTCAAGTACTGTTGGTAGTTCAGCATACAATTTCTCGTAATACTCTTTCTTCTCTTCAGTTATTTCAGGAACATCATCAAATGGGTCAATTCCACCTTCTGGAACACCTTCTAATATTACCTCAATATCTCGTAATAGGTCATCACCACCGAATTGTGAACCGTTCTCTTCCTCGGCAGCAAATATCACGTTTTCTAGACTGCTGAATATTAACTGCCTTGCCAACTTAATGTGGTCTTCTGTTATTTCTACTTTAATATTAGACATATAAATAATTTTAAACAAAGATACTGAATTATTTTCGATAAAGCAAGTCTTTTATATGGGGGGGGGGCGATTTGTTCTTTTAAGTCTTTTATTATGTTATGTGGAAAAGATGCTGGAAATGTTAATATTTAACTACCCTTACCTTAAGTTTATATTCACGTGCCAAGTTAATCATATGCCCACTACCTTTGGAATGCCCATCCCAAAAACAAATTAGGGCGTCTGCGTATTGCGCCATTTCTTCGTTACGAATATACCCACTAGAGCGCCCATATTCGTCCCAATCAGCAGCGAACTTCTTCATTTTATACCCCTTTTGTATAGCATACTTACCACCAAGCCTATCAGCTCCACGAGCACCACCATTCACTATCTCAATATTTGGGTGTTTGTTGACCAGTAACTTATCACAAGACTCAACCAATAGGTCATAATCGTTGAACGTTCTGGTACCAGCTATGATTACTTTAAACACGTTCAATTGGTTTCCACATACAGGTGCATTGAGCTAGTCTATTCTCATACTCTTCGTATGTGACCAACTCTTCATACCACTCAAATTCATACCTACCATTTCTCCAACCATCAGGGTCTAAAATGGTTATACCAGCTTTCTTACTTGTGGTGTTATACCAGTCTTCAGGGGTTTTAACCTGCGCACCGTATCTACCATGAAGGTATTCCAATAATTCATCCCACTCGGTTTCTGGATTAAAGGACGCCTTATCATCAATCAATACGTTGAAGTAAGGCTTCATATCATAGCAACCATAACCTTGTGGGGTTGTTGTTACTTCTGGGTTCTCATTCACAAAGTCAAATTTCACACCATGTGTTGCGAATAGTTGTTTATATTCCTCAATCTCGTGAGGGTGACTACAGGTGTACATGATAATCTTAGTGTCCTTTGCGTCATTAAGTATTTTAAGCCCCTCTAAGGCACCATCGTAGAACTCCATTAGGATTTCACCAGCTTTGTAGTTCGGCTTGATTAGAGTACTATGTAAATCAATAAACACATAAATGTATGACCATTCACGTTCACCTTTCAATCTAAACGCATTTTCAAAGGCTCTTGTTATCATAACTTTCTTCAATTTCTATAAATTTATCATACTTACGTTTAAGCCCTATATTATCATATTGGTCGTAAATCAGTCCCAATTTTAGTATTTCTCCACCCAAAACTCGTACAGTGGAGTACGCATTAATCTTACCAGTATTTTTATTCCTTTTTTTATACCTATTCACGGTATATTTAACCCCCAAACCTACTAACCATCGCTCTAAATATCCCCAATCTTGGTCGTATGAAGATGCTATTGTAAATTGTCTACAACTATTCCTACTATTAAAATAGAAACAACCGTCACCATCAATCAACCCCCTAAAAAAGTGGGGGTGAGAATTTTTAGGTAAAAATTCTAATATTTTATCAGCCCCAACTGTAGATTTATTTGCATAATCCATGCGCTTCAAGAATTCACTTAATTCTGGGCTTGTTAATCCAATTGTAATAGAATTTTTCCCTTTGTATTTGGTTCTATCATTCTCATATATCTTCCAATTATCCCCAAGGTTAAGAAATAGGTCTTTAAGATTCAACCCATCCTCCTTAGTCACTGTTAACGCAATATAATTGTTTATTTTATTCACATACCCATCAGCCCATAATAACCCCAAAATGTAAGAACCCACCTCACTTTTATATTCATCAATATCAACCACGTTGCGAACAAATAAGCCCAAGTGCCTTACCTTGGTACTTACTCGCGTTGGGGTTATATTTAACAGATTAGCGCAATGAACCCTACCTAGATGATAATTATCAATTAACACCCCTTCCTTTTCTTTAGTCCAAAACCTCTTAGTGACACCCAAACGACTTAACTTAACTACCACACTTTTTTTAGTTCTCCCTAACTTAATAAGGATTTCCCCAAAATTAACCGTACCATAATTATTAATTAACCAAGACTCATCTTCTTTAGTCCATTGTTTTACCTTTCCCATATTATTACGTTTACATATAAATGTGGGGTAACCTTGAAAACTTCTTATTTATGCATGAATACATAGATGTAATCCCACCCTTTTCGGATAGCATCAGCATAGGCGTTATCAAATGATTTTAATAGACTCATAATGTTATCCCAAACTTTTCTTCCACTTGCGCCTTGTTCATCATTTCAGTTTTCCCAGTATGTAGTTCATAAGCATCCTCGTAAACCACGATATACTTATCATTAAACCCAGTCCTGATAATATGAATCAACTCTGGGTACTCACCAAGTCTGAAAGTTTTAATCAATCTTGCTGGTGTCGTAACATCAATCCATTTAGCTTCATTTACATTCTCACTCATCATCTAATAATTTACAAAATTTCAACGCCATTATCCATCCTTCACTGGTAGGTTCAAATCTGGCATATGGTGATATGAACTTACCATCTTTGGAGAAGTGTGGGTCGATTACCCCTTTATTCTTCTTCACTAACTCCATATGTGTGGTGTTTTTGAACACCAGTTATACTAATTCCAGAGTTTCTTCGTGAATACTCGCTCTTTCTCTAATTTCTTCGAAAGTGTAATCAACCAAGATGTTACCATTTTCAAACACCGTTACAAGCTCATCTTCAACAGAGTCGAATTCAGGCATGTGACTAGTAACTGTTCGGTAAGTACCATCATCGTTCTTAACCAACTTAGGCATCCCTTGCTTAGACTTCTTGAATGATGGAACTTCCCACCAGTACACCTACCGTATAATCTTCTGGGTTGTACTCCGTTTTTAAGTTTACCATTTTATCCTCTTAGTTTGATACTGCAAATATAGCGGTTTATTTCCAAACCACCAAATTTATTTTATGTGACGGAGCGTTGACCCTTGAAGCCCAACCCATCGGCTCTGCTGTGGGTGGGTAGTTCACACCCACATGTTTTGCACACTCTTTCCATATCGTTATTTGTTACCGAATTGAAACCCTAACACCCCTTCCGTACTTGTTTGACTTTGGTAGAACCCTTTGTATAGTGACTCAATCAAGTTAACTGTATCTTCTAACGTCCAAGCATCGATGTCTTCATCTTCGTTAGCGTCCAAAGCCATCTCGTTGATGTTATTTGATAGGTTAGCTATAAACGCACCAGTTACTTTAACCTGCTCACCGTTTACGTTACCAGTTAATTTATCGTACACTTCCTGTACTTGCCATTTCTTGTCCAAATGTAGTTTGCAAATTTCAATCACTTGCTCATCTTCCAAGTAATCAAAGTCTATAACAAAGCTAAAACGACCTGGTCTTTCTGCGGCTTTATCCACCAAACTCTTATCGTTGGTTGAGGCTAATAGGTTGATTTTACGTTTCTTAACCCCATCGAAGAATGCAAGGAACTCACCCAATAGATTAGCACTTCCACCACCTGTGTCTCTGGAACCGATGTAAAGGTCGATGTCATCCATAATAACAACACCATCATCGAATATCTCACAGCACTCAAGAATCATCTTAAGGTCACTTACAGTACTGAATACTGGTATAATGAATGTTGACGTTGGTGTCAACTCTTTGATGATTTTTCTGATGCTCTCAGTCTTACCAGTACCTGGAACTCCGTTGAACATCACCCTTGCTGTGCTACCTCGTTTAACACGATTTATAAAGTGTTGGATGAATCGCCTTTGTGTGCGGTTCAATACAAGGTCACCAACAACTTCTTTGATTGGTACGTTTCTAATACCTTGGAAAGCGCCCATATCGATAATGACCTCAATGCATTTACCTTTGAATCTGGAGTTATTGAAAGCCAACTTTTTAGTGTTATCGAACACCTCAGTAAATGAGTCGAATGTCATTGGACTTGAACTTGTTATGTTCACGTGGGTGTGATGTCTATCGTAGTTATCTTTATATGTTACAGTCTGGATAACCAACTTGTGCTCAACGCCAGTTAAACTAACGTTAAACCACCATCCACCACTGTGGTCAAACGAACCACCAAACTTAACTCTACCATCTGCACCGATATGACCATAATTTGGTACATCCATATCACCTAATCCAGAACAATGTGTGTCAAATAGGTATTGGTTTATGATTGCCATTTCAACTGGCGTTACGTTAAAAACATTACTGAAGTTGGTAGCCTTCTTTTCCTTACTTTCAGACTCTTTGTCTTCACTTTCAGTCAATTCAGGTTCAGCTATCCCTTCGTCAGGTAACACCCCATCTCTTTCGACAAGAATCTCCGTAATCTTTACCACCGCGTCTTCCATCATTTCCTCGTTCTTCATTTCCTTTCCCATCCCAATCATACCCCTAAGTGTCCTTTTACGATTTTACTTAATTCACCACCATCGTATTGACCACCATAGGTCGCCTTGAAGTGTCCCATAGTCTTACCTAGACCAGCCACACCTTCAAGCTTGTTTTCAGTGATATATTCGTAAGCTAAACCACCTAAATCTACTGAAGATAGTTGTGTTGGTAGATAAACCTCAAGAATACCAATTTCTTCAACATCATTAGTTGTTTCCTTGATGGTGTTGACGGTCTTCTTAATCAATGCAACGATTTTAGCGTCATCTGGTGTTGAAGCTTCTCGTTGGATTTCACCCTTTAGTGTTCTAAGAACTAGAACCTTGGCTGGTTCTTTGCTTTTCATAGCAGTCTTAATGTCTTCTGTAATTTGTTCTAATAGCATTTTTACGTCCTTTAGATGGCAAAGGTACGAAATATATTCGACAGTTGCAAAATATTTATATTAGGTGAGTCTGCGACCCTTGAAGCCCAACCCATCAGCTCTGCTGTGGGTGGGTAGTTCACCAGCTAAATATGGTTTTGAAATCATACCACATGAGCATGTCTCAACATAAAATTCACCTTTACTGTTGTGACCAACCCATTGTTGAGATGACTGTTTACCGTTCATTCGACAACAATCGTCAATCTCATACGCTTCAGCACCGACAACCTTGTTACAATAGCAGTTAGCGTTTGCATCATTAACGGTTTCCTCGGCAGTAAGCTCATCACTAACGTATTCCTCACCTCTTACCTCAGCCACCAACTTGGCACCAAGGGCTTTCTCCAGATGTGGTAGGTAATCGTACTTGGTTTTCACTTGGGCTAATAGTTCGTTAACGAACACTTCATTCAAGTCTTTGGCTTCCATATCCTTACGCATCTCTTCCTCTATCTCTTCCTCTAATTGATATCTGGATGCATAACCCTTCTCAGTCATGATACGATTAGTATCATAGTCACTAATATGGTTGGTGATATCAAACCTATAGTTATTTAGTAATGGGGTAATTAACTCCCTGTAACTGCCATAACTCATGAGACTATCATTTAATAACACCTTTAACGCAGATGTCAGAGATTGCGCTTTAGTTTTAAGCTCTAACTCTTCTTTCGTTAATTCTTTCTTACCCATCTATCTTAGTTTTATCTATTGGAATTGGTGAACCTTCGTCATCTATTCTTACGAATACCGCATCTGTTGAGAATACTGGCGTTTCTTTACCTGTAAATGTGTTGAATGACCTAGCTTCTAAGTTGATTGATATGGATGATGTACCAATTTTTGTCGTTTCACCATACATCTTTACTATTCGACCCAACTTGACTGGTCTCTTGAATTCTACCGAACCGAAGGATACAGTTACAAGCATGGTTGACCTTGCGGCTTCAGATGCAAATGCTGCACCAGCCTCATCTGCTTTGGCTAACATTCGCCCACCAAACAAATTACCATGTAGCCCCAAGTCACTAGCTTTAACTACAAAGGTACTTATTAATTTCATATCTCCACCCATTTATACGTTTTTCTATTTAAAATTTCACTTATAGAACTAATTCCAACCCCATATTTAACCGATAACTCTTTGCCTGACATGCCAGCGTCTCTATCTAAAAAAATGGTTCTAACCTCATCCTCACTCAACTTAGCACTACGTTTAGACAGTTTAATCTTAGTACTATCTTTTACTTCTTTACCCTTCAAACCATTAGAAATATTCAACCCTCGTTGAGCTTTGGCTTCATCCGTCATTTCTTGATGGTACTTAATTAATCCTTGTCGCCTTTTCTCAATATCTTCTTCCGTCCACTCATAACCCTTTAACTTTTCAGTAACTTTTTTAATGGTTTCCTTACTACGTTTCCGACCAGTTAACGCTTTACTAATCTTTTTCTTCGTCTCATCAGTTAGTTTACCACCTTTAATGCTCCCACCAAAACCACCAGCAACTAAATTATAATAGGTTGGGTCGTCTATAGCGTCTAACTCTTCAATTAACTCTCTTTCATATGCTCTAGCACTAACCTTATCGTCAAATTCTTTCAATATCCTTTTACTAAAATTTTCCTTACCATATTTCTTAATGGCTAATTTTAATAATTTACCAGAACCTAAATATCGCCTTCTTTTACCTTCATCACTGTTTACACAAACACCGATGTACTTTTTTCCATTAACTAAATTAGTTGTTTCGTATACGTACATAATTTACCTTTACATATAAATATGTCGGTAAACCTAAAAAACATTCTACCCCCGAAGAGATTTCCATGTACACCTAAGTCTAATGTTTTACTACGTGTGTTGATATTAAATCCATGAAACAAAATAACCGAATTATTTCGAGACTGTCAACTTTTTTTTCTTGGATTTCCTAAATGTGTCATTTATGTGTTTGAAACACCAACTAGTAGCCAATAACCCGACTGTCAATTGTAAGTATATGATACCCATAACAGCACCACCGAATGTATCAAAATTGAAGTTGTATAGACCATGAAATAAGGTAGCGCCCACTAACCCTATTACGATAAATATCCATCTCCTGATTGTTGGTGTTTTATTAACTACAACATCAAACCAAGACCTACTGTATGTACCAATTGGTATTCTACCCAAGGCTAGCCAGAATCCAGTGATGAGTCCAAATATCATATGACCTAACGTTGCAGTGAATGACCTGATTATCAACGTCTGATATGGGTATTCAGCATTACTACCAAAAGCACCAATAGCATAAGCGTAATTTTCAATCAAAGCGAAACCCATACTAATCATCATCATGTAGAACATGGTAGCGACTGGGTGGTCACCTTTCTCTGTCCTGACAAACCCATACAAGGTGAACACACCTAACTTCATGAATTCCTCAAGGAAACCAACTTGTATAAAGTTCTCTAATTGTAGTTTGAATAGATTGATGATTGGTGACCAATCGAATAGGTAGACTGTTAAGTCGTGACCCAAACTTAACCACCATGGGAATAACTCATGTACACCCATAACACCTGCAACCGCTAATGAACCACCTAATAAGTAACCAAAGGCTACCTTAAGGTCTATAATTTTATATGGTACTGTGACATATATTATCCCAGAGTAAATTAACCCTGCAATAATCGAAAAAAATACTAAAGACATAAAACCCATGTAAGTAAATATGGGTCATACAAAGCTTCGTCATCAGACAGGTCTGCCTTCATTTCATCACTGATTTGACCCTTCTTCATCTAAAACGTGGTGAACTGATTTCTTCACATAGTCATGTTCGTAACCAATTATAAGTATTTCGTCCACTCTTATTCTCACTCACACAATTCGCAACATTTACCCCCCGTTTTTCCCAACTTCTTCGTCTGTTATTTCAATACCATTTTCGTCAAGGGTAAGCCCACCTCTTAAATGGTCTACAATGTCAGCAAAATTGTCTTCCTTGCTGCTGTAGTCATTCAAATGGGAGCCAATAACCAATGTTACCAAACCTTCGGTCAATGACCTAATATCCATTGCTACCATGTTTTGAGCTTCCTCAGCATTTGATGGAACACCACCACCTGATGGCTTCATAATTTGTACTGCTTGTTCTCTGTCAGTATCAATGTCTACTATTACTACATTTTTCATATTCTTGTTGTTTATTGTTTGTTTTATATAACGGAGCGTAAACCCAACCACTGAAGATGGGTGGGTAGTTCACCACACCTTACTAAATAGATTTTTTTCCATAATACAAACATACTACAGAGCTATAAGAATTTCAACCCTAATCTTAATGTTGTGTAAGTAGAACGCTCTTAACGTCTGGTCGGAAGGCTGCATCGTCACCATCATTTGGTGTTACAATAACATGCCATTTTGGGTCACCTTGTTTTGGTGTTGTCATCAACTCATCATAAGTAATAACATCCTCTATTTTAAAGTTGAAGAAGGTTGCAACCCTATCTTTCAATTCGGCTTCATCACCCGTTTTCATGAAGTCCAAACCTTGGAAAACTTTTCTAGGAATAACCAATGACATTTTCTGCTTTGATTTCACTTGTTTTGACTGTTTCTTGTTGGCACCTGCTGAGAAAGTAGAAGCAACGTCACTATCAGCCGCAACATCTGCAACCTTTGTATAAGCGTAACTGTCAACATTGTAGCCTTCAGCCTTTAACTTAGCAATAACATCTTCAGCCATCTTGACATACCTCTTAGCAAAGAAGTCGCCAGAGTCGTTCCAACGTAATAACACCTTAGATTTATAACCTTCTAAAGCCTTATGTTCCGTACACTTAGCCTTTAACTCAGTGTACATTTGAGCTTCGTATTTGTCTGGGTAATTCAGAAGATAATTCAATCTTCTGGTCATGCTGTCATATGAATTTGGGTACATCAGGTACCTACCTTTCATTGCGTAACAGATAGCAACACAACTACCAGCACCTGGACAAGTATTGATACTATAAAACTTGTCCTTAGCAATGTCGTAGGCGATACCACGGAATGCTGGGATTCCTGTTTTGTAGATGTATTCGTGGTGTCCACCACTTTTGAGAATTTTTTCATTTGTATTAACCACGTTAATTGGTGGTTCTGTCATTTTCTTGATGAAGTGGTCGATATCTACTTCCGTATCTTCTTTCTTGTAGAATGAAGATTTAGCGTGTACATAAGGTTGTCCTTTGTCGAACTTCTCTCTTTCTCCATACCCTTTACCTGCGTTAGCTCTTACCCTATTAAGGTAGTCCACCACAACATCTGGTGCCATACAACGTTTCTGCACGTCCTGAAAGGTATCTTCCCAATCGACTTCATTTATCTCACCTTCAAAGGCTAAAGCTTCCCTAACTAATCTACTTAACTTGTCCATACATATAAATAGTTCAATTATTCAGTAAATCACGAGCAATCAAGTCACGAATGTAATCTGACATATTCAGACCACTACCTTCTAACCTCTGTATTATTGATACCGTTCAATCAAATTTGGAAATAATAGAATATGAAGACTGGGGAAATACACCGCCATTAATATATTGTTGAAGGTGAACTACCCACCCACGCCATAGGCGATGGGATGGGCTTCCTGTTTCATAGATTAAATTTTCACACGAACTCTTCCATACTGAATGTTTGAGTTGAGCGATTGGTTGAGCTTGCATCAACATCTACACCTGGAGTGGTGTTGTTTTACTACTAGTGTTAAACTACAATCGCATATTTAATTGTGGTATGGGAGGGTTCGAACCTTACTATCTTTGTCATCGATAACATTAACAGTATCTTACTCGCATTCATATCACCCATCTTCGAAGTTTCAGTGATACTGTGAACTTTCTGTACCTTAACCTTTTAAGTACCCGACTCTCTGTCAGGCGGGATTCACACACCCCAAGCATACCCATTTATTTTAACAACGTTCCTCTGATGTAGCTTCCATAATACGAATATACGTAAACGAGACGAAAAGTCAAGTGTCGGGTAGGTTGGAATCGAGCCGCCTTCTCCTAGGTACAAACTAGGGCATCATCCAGTAAATGTTTCGTGAGTAGGGGTTACCGAAATATTTCATCGGCACCCAAATACGATATTCACTTATTTGAAATATTTTGTTGGGAAGTTCTCACGCTCCTTTTCATAGGTATCATCGTGAGCCATGTAGTTGGTTAAATAATCCATACCAGTACCTCTATAAACTATTCTATCGGTATGCCCTTCATGGTCTTTACCAAATTGAGCTATGGTTGGGTCTATGGTATCCCCGTTGGGTAACTCTATCCACGTATGTTCTTGCGGGTAATCCAATTCGGATACATACCCTTCAATCACATTGAAATGGTTTAATAGGTCTGGATTTATTTTTTCAACTTCTTGAATGAACAATTCAGCGAAATGAATACATGAACCTCTAGAGTCGCACTTCAGTTTTGATGCCACTTGGTCACCAATGCGTCTAAGTGACGTATTAATATCATTCTCTATTAGTAAGGACTTTAATTTCCGTTTGATGCTCATACTAATAAATATAGACCATCCTGAATATAAACCCAAATATTTGAAATTCAAGTAAATGGTAAATAATAGAATTAAAAGTCTGGTCGCTTGCCAATTTGCATATCACTTTTTGATTAAGAGTCAAATTTTTTTGTTTGCTGTAATCATCCTTTATATTTTTTGCCGCATTTTCTACGGCAGTTACGACAACTAATTGCCGTATCTACTTTCTTCCTCTAATCCAACCCATTTCTAGGTATTCATCTAGGTCTTCTTTCTTTATCTTCTTATTGGAACCATCTCTGGTTATCCAACAAGTACCATATTGAGAGTTGGCTTTACCTACGTTCTTAGACTTCCTCATTTTCTCTTTAGTCTCTTCGGTATGTTTCTTACCAGTCCAGTCTGGTGGTACCATTTTACCTTCTTCTACATTAACCTTACTATTATTAGCTAACATTTTCAATCTCTTCTCTCTAAAGTCAATATCATTTTTAAATTTATCACTAAAAGCTTTAGCACCAGCCTTAATGAAATTTGTCCTATGTTCTTCATGCCAAAACCCATGACCACCCTGACCACCAGTCATCAAGTTCATACACATCTCATCCTTCAACGTATCCTCATTGACCAACTCAGCTTCTCGCTTCTTAAGCTCCTTTCTGGTCGGTAGATACTCAAGAATTTCCATTGAGTGGTTATCCTTTCCATGATAGTTAAATGAATTCCACAGGCGTTTACCTGAACCCATATATCCATCATTCAGGTCATCAGTACTATGCATACCAATGTAATATCTACCAGTTACGTTACAAGTGGTCTTGTAGATGTAATTGTATTTTCGTTCTTTCCTCATACATATAAATATAAGCTTAAAGTACAAAAATGTCAAGTGTCGGGTGAGCCAGATTCGAATCTGGCTCACCCGACACTTCCAAGGTACCGTTGTATATCCATCTGCATAACCACCCGTTATATTATTTGTTATTCATAGTAGCGTAGACTGGACTCGAACCAGCAACCTCACCGTCCCAAACGGTGTAATCTTCCAATTGATATACTACACTATATTAGTTGAAAGGGAAGGGTTCACACCTTCATACACCATCCTCAACGGATGGGGCTTTGTAGTTTAAGCTACCTCTCAATTTATTTTTCAATTACCACGATATCAAAGAACCGTATTTTATTTTTAGTGTTGTCAAAATACAAGCAACAAAAAAAGCCTCTAGTGTTTCCACTGAGGCTTTCGCAATATCTATGTGTGTTTTTTATCTCTATAAAGTTAGAAAACTAGATACGACAAATCCAGTGCGCTCGGCTTCGTGCCTTGCGGTTGCTGTTTTCCCTGATATGTCGTATAAACGTTTTCCATTTCTTTTAAATATGTGGCACTTAATAAAAAGTGCAAATTTTCATTTCTTAATTGGAGTACAAATATACCATATCTTTTTGGATAATGCAAGCTTTTAGTGAAACTTTTTTGAAATTAGTTGTTAAATGCTTGATAACTCGAACTCATGTATCTCATCGGGGTCACCTAAATTGTTGTAGTTAAATGTACCATCTTCGTTGTACATTCCATCAAACTCATCGAAATTAACCATAGTAGTGTTTAATTGTGAACTACCCATTTGCTAAAGACCCGTGGGTTTTACGCTCCGTTGATATAAATAGGGACATTCACCCTATTCAACACACTTACTATCTCTTTTGCAATATCATATGGATTAGCATTACTTGCTGGTCTTCTATCCTCTAAATAACCTTTCCAGTCAT